TCTGGGTACAGATTCCCCACTAATATCTCTTGCTGCTAATGCAACATCAAGACCAACAGATATACCTGTTCCAACTCCAGGAAATATAGATGCAATACCAGATGCAAATTCAAGTCCTGCCCCTAAAGGATCTCCATTCATTAATCTTTGAATAGCAAATCCAGTTCCCAAAAGAGCACCTAATATAGGAACCTTCTTTGCTAAAGATTTTCCAGCTGCTTTTCCACCTATTTTAGTAGCAGCCTTTGCTCCCAATTTAGAAGTAATTTTCTTACCTACACCACTAGTAGCAAATTTTTTAACTGCTTTTTTCATTAAATTCCTAGGACGGGCAGAACTTAAACGTCTAGTTACTGGACGCATTAACCGATTCCCTTTCATCCTAAGAAGTCTTCCACCTGCTCTCAAACGTCTAGGAAGAATCCTTCTCCTAAGAAACTTTGCAGTCCTTCTAAGTATTCTTCCAGCAAATGCCTTACCCAAAAAACCAGATAAAGTACCAATACCACTTCCACCAGCAGTAGACTCTAATAAACCAGAACTACCAGTAACACCTACACCTTTTTCTAATATACCTTCTATACGATCAAATTGATTAGCCTCATTTAGTTTATCAAGAGCACGATTCTTAATTACTAAAACACTCAACATCACATCCAATTTATCTTCAAGGATCTGATTCTGATTAATAATTAAATTTTGAGTGTCAACAACACCAGCAGCAATAGATGTTATCTTAGCAGACATTCCATCAACATTAGATTTTGTCTGAAGTAACTTTGATTCTAAAGGAAGAAATATTTTACTTATAGTATTTTTAAGATTCTCATCCTTTACTGGAACTGAATTAGGATCATCTTTTAATAACTTTTTTGCAGCATCTTTTACATCTTTAGATGCACCACTCTCATCTATCTTCTTCTTTTTGTCTATATCTTTTATGACATCCCAAATCTTACCAGCGATAAATCCTGCAAAATCTCCTGAATATGTCTTGGTAAGTCCTGCCACTATTTGTTCTTAGCTGCTTCTTGTTTTTGTTTGAGTTCTTCAAGGTATTGGATAAGGAATGTTGTATATACTTCCCTCTCCCAAGGCATCATATTTTCAATTTCACTCAAACTGTATTTATGATACTGCATCAAAGCAAAATTCATTCTATAGTACCCCTCCAGATTATTCTGGAAGAGTGCTATGCGAAAAAACTCTGTAGACCCTCAATTGTGTATTCAGATTCTTTGCCAGTATTAGGGTTTACGACCTTAAAGGAATGACTCAATTTAGGACATGTAATATAGAATTGCTGTATCTTCTCAAATTGCTTAGTAGTCAAACTATCAACAAATGTGCGGAATTCCTTCTTTGTAGTAGTACTTGAGTCATATACTTCTTCATCGTCAAATATCTGATCTATTGAATCTGCAATAAAATCATATACTTGATCAGTCTTCATTTCCTTTTGTAAAAACTCCCTATCTATGAATTCCTTCATACTAGGATATCTCATTACAATACCAGTTTTATCATCAAACATGATTTTCTTATCATGTCCCTCTGGTTTAAATACCTCTACATCATTAATATTGATCTGTGCTTCTGCCTTAGTCTCATTATCGTCAAGACAAGTAACAGTAACATTTATCGTTTCTCCAATAGATGCTGCTCTAATCCTTAAGAAGAGATATTCTAAATCAAAACTAGGTAGTGAATCTACCTTAATTCGTGAAATAATGCAATTTTTCAATAAATCCTTAACTGCACCAATAACCTGTTTTTCGTCTTCAGACTCAAGTGCCATTAAAAGCACCTTTTCCTCTTTTACTAAAAATGGACGAAATTTAACAGTTTTGCCTGTAGAGGGTAATTCAAGTTCATACGTGGGATACCCTAACTTTGGTAATGCCATAAAAATGATTTCAAGTCGTATATTTATATATAGCGACTTTTTCAGGGAAAAATATGCCGAGTAATTTTTTCGGGTTTTATGGAATTGAAAATCCGAATTTGCTACGGTAGTACAGGAACTCTAATTTGACCTGGTTGTGCATCACCATAACTAACTGTATGTCTTGAGTAATGGAAGTTTACATTAACTCTTGCTACCTGAGAACTACCATAGGAAAGAGGTACTGCATCTATTGAATATGGATAAGCATTTTCAAGAATATAGGTCATCGGTGCTCTACCATTAGAATAGGTAGCATTAGGTTCTGTTTTTATTATTTTTATATTAGAAGTATAATTATCCATATACTGCAACCTATTAGTTCTATTTCGTGGTTTAGGAGCAGCACCTCTAGCATCAAAATAATATCCACGATTAGTTGTCTCAGTATCACTAAAAATATAACTATACCAATGATTGAAGAATTTTGCTGGTGTCATTTCCGCATCACAAAGAAATCCTAGCCCAATATCAGTAAACATCCTTGAATGAGTATACTGCATTCCTGACTCTCCAAGATATCTTCCTGATAATTGTCCAGTTGCAGATTGTACATTAGGTAACTGTGCTTCATCACATAACATATGAACTATATCTTCATTGCCACTACTATAAAATTCACCAGCAACATCAGAATTCAAATTATCAAAATAAACATCAAATCCAGTCGTAAGAGCCATTCCTCCCTTACGACCTATCCTTGACATGAACTGATCTATTTGTGTTACTGGATAAGACACTCTAAATATAATTGTTGGATTATATATTATATATGGCTTACTCTGGACTTTATAAACCTTTAAACCCAAGGAAGTACCGTGGAAATCCAACTAACATAGTGTATAGATCACTATGGGAGAAAAAATATATGAAATATTGTGATAGCACACCCTCCATATTAGAGTGGGGGAGTGAGGAAATCGCAATACCATACAGATCTCCTATTGATGGTAGATCACACAGATATTATCCTGACTTCTATATTAAAGTTCGTGAAAAAAGCGGAAAAATATCTAAGTATATCGTAGAAATTAAACCCAAGAAACAAACTAAACCCCCTTATGGTCAGGATAAAAGAACCAGAGCCTATAGAAACGCTGTTCTAACCTTCGCTAAAAATAAAGCAAAATGGAATGCTGCTGAGAACTATTGTGACAATAGGCATATGAAATTTTTAATACTCACAGAAGATCATTTAGCAGTATGAAACAATGGCACAAGGATTTAAAGACATACAAGTACCTGAAGTAAATGAAGATGCAGGTTACGAAACTATATTTGAAAAAGTAAAACTAGAAGCAGGTGGAGAAAAGAAAAACTACCTATGGTATAGAAATGCAGTCAGAAAATATGCATTAAGAATTAATGATAACCCAGAAAGACTCATACGTGATGAGATACAAGACAGTATGGGTGCAGAAGAACATGAAGATGAAAATAAAATAAGAAGATATGCTGTCTCAGGACACATGTACATCTTTGAATACAAAGCAAAAACTGCTGCACGACTGCCATATTATGATGAATTTCCGCTTGTTTATGTCATCAAAGCAACTAGAAAAGAATTCTGGGGATTGAACCTACACTATATGACACCTAAGAAGAGAGCATGGGTTGTCAAAAGATTAATGGAGGGAAGGATTGATGCACCCCGTAGTTGCTTTCATAAATATATAACTAGATATGTTGACGGTTACTTTCTAGATTTAGCAGCAGCTGAATGGGCATCCGCAATACTATTACCCATTGAAACTTTCGTGAAAACTAATAAGGGTAAACCTGGACAACAATCATATCCAATGGAAGTTGTATGGGATGAAACAAACGAAAACTTCTATGATAAAATCAAAGCAAGAAGAGTCGTTCATGGTTATGGTAAACAACAAGACCGAGTAATGGTAACTTAATATGGCAGCAGTAAATTATCCAGGTGGTGGAGATGGGTCCAGCATAACTGCTGGAACCTATAACGGCAAAACCCTCAAAGAAAATGATTACTTCATAACTGATGATGGTAGACGTTTTGTATACAAATTCAAAGGGGGATCAGGAAATTTTAGCGTTGGAATGTTCAAATGGATTGAAATATCTGATGATAAAGGTATTGATACATTAACATATAACCCTGACTATAATCTAATTGCTAACTTCGGTCCCGAAATAGAAAAAAAATCCGTAACAAGAATAACAGCTGGTCCTCTTGGTGGTCAATTTAATAAAGCTGCTGCATACAGATGGCCTTTGGATATGATTGATGAAGAAACTGATTGGGTACTATTTCAGTTCGGAAAATATCCCAAACCTTTTGGTAAAGATGTAGCTAAAGCAACTAATATTACAGGTCAGAAAAACCAAATAAAATTTGCCAAAGGTATGGTCAGTGGATCAAATCAACTTGGATTAGATTACTACAATATGTCTGCTGCTGCACTACAAGTGAATGGTCCACCTGTAATGCTTCCTGTACCACAAGATGTAGCAAATGAAATTCAACAAACATGGCAAGGAAAACAATTCACTGCTCTAGGTAGAGCAGCAATAGCAGCTGGTGCTGCTGGAAGATTCTCAGATGGAGAAAGATTAATTAAAGATGTTGCTGGTAATTTAGTAGCACTACAAAAATCTCTTACTACACTAGCATTAAACACATTACCAGGTGTTGGTGGTAATATATCATTCAATGATTTAGCAGGTAGTACTAGAGGAGTTGTTATAAATCCAAATGCAGAAATGCTTTACGACTCACCTCAAATGAGAGAAGTTGGAATGGTATTTAAAATGGTAGCAAGTAACGCAGAAGAATCAGCACAAATCCGAAACATTTATAACACATTCAGAGAGAATGCTTCTCCTCAATATGGAGGTACTGATAATGCTGACTCAGAAGAATGGCAAAAGACAAGAGAACAATTCGTAAAATGGTCAGGAGGAAATGCAAAAAAGGATGACGGCAAAAATGATTGGGGTGACATGCACAACTTCATTAGAGTTCCAAACCTATGTAAGTTTACCTTTATGAAAGGTCATAATGTTCATCCACATCTAATACAATTCAAACCATGTGCTATCTCCAATGTTGAAGTAAACTATACACCTGATGGAACTTATGCTACTCATCCAGATGGTGCTCCTGTTGCCGTAGAAATAAGACTTAGTTTTATGGAAACAAAAGTTGTATTTGCACAAGAAATAGATCAAGGATTCTAAATGTACTTTTCACTACTACCAGACTTACAATACGATACTAAACCTATTAGTTATCCTTTCTCTGAATCGGACTTCACTATTGTAAAGAACTTCTTCAAGAGATCTAAGATAGATCCTAATATCTTTGGGTATGCTACATTCTATGATAAGTATGCTGTTAATGAAGGTGTTAAGATTGAAACTATCGCAGATAAATATTATGGTAGTCCTTTTTATGACTGGGTTATTATATTAACAAACAACTACATCAATCCTCAGTTCTCATTCCCATCAGATGAATGGACTCTAAGAAAAATTGCTGAAGAAAAGTATGGTGATGATACTTACAGTGGTATACATCACTACGAAACAATAGAAACTAAATCTGGTCAGACTCTTGGTACTAAACCTATACTAGCATTAGAAGGTGGACTAACAGTAGATAAGACTTTCTATGATTCTCCTTTCGTATACTGGAATGGAACTCAACACATTACTGTCAATGGTAACACAGTGTCCAAACCAATCACTAACTATGAACATGAGTTAGCAGAAAACGAAAAGAAAAGAGAAATATATATTCTTAGGAAAGGATACTTTAATAGATTCGTAGAAGAATTTAAGCAACAGAACCTTTACTCAGAGTCATCTGACTTTATTAACAAACGACTTAAAAAAACTGGCATATGATATTTTGGATTGGATTTTTTGTGATGGTATTTAATGAGGGGTTCGTTATCATGCGACACCAATCTAAATTCTTTGCACAATTAAGAGACG